AACCAGATTGGTCTCCAACTGCGGTATTATTATCAGTTCCAGCATTGTGATATAAAGCAGAAGTACCGATAGCAGTATTTTGCAATCCATCTGTATTAGAAAAAAGTGATTGAAAACCAAAAGCCGCATTTGAATATCCACTTGTCAAAGCACTAAGTGCTGAACCACCTACGCCTGTGTTATAATCTGCCGCATCTGTTAATGTTGCATCAGCTACTTCGTGACCAATAAATGTATTACTTACAGCTCCACTAACTATATTTAAACCAGCATTGTAACCGAACAATGTTGTGCCTACTGCTCCACTTGAATCATTATTAGATAGTGAGATTCTGGAGTTGTTGTCAATTATAAAATTTGTTGTACTTTCATTTGTTAAGAATCTATGCTGACTTGCTGTACCAGTAGTTGTGTAATCTATATGCCCACCAGATACAGCATTTAATAAATCAATATCAGAATTGCTTGTTGAACCAAATCCAAAAGAACCCATCATAGTAGTAGTTGCATAAAATTCTACAAAACCTATCGCCCCATTACCAGTTGCAGTATCTTCAAGCCTAATAGCTGGAGTGCCACTTTTGATATGCAAAATTCTATCTGGAGAGTCCTCGCCTATACCAATATTTTGGTTAGAGTCTATGGTCATAGCAACAGCATCAGCAGTCGCACCACTTGGGGTGGTTTCAAAAGTCATTTTAGTAGGCGAAGATGAACTTGTAAAGTCTGCATCTGCGTTTACCCTAATCCTTGCTATATCAGTTTGAGATGACTCGCCACCTTTAAATAAAATTGCTCCAATGCCATCATTATTAGCTACAGATGTATCAACTCTTTCTAATTGTATAGAAGCATCTGTTGCGTGTGCAAGGTGTAAAAGCTGTGCTGGAGCTGTCTTATTTATACCAATATTTCCTGACTCAGAAATAGTCATCCTAATTGGAATATTAGCACCTCCACCACCACCATTAGGTTTTGTTGCAAAATGTAGATTACCATAACTATTAGAACCGCCTCTATCGTGAATAATTGCCGCACCTACATTTGTTGTTGTCTGAGATACTCCAAAACCTATACCAACAGCCTCATTGTCATCGTTAGCTGGATTCATAATAATAAAAGGCAATTCAGATACATCTACATCTGTTGAACTAATAGAATTTGCAGTTGTTTCTATATGGAGTTTTGTCCTAATGTCATTTGAGCCAGTATTTATACCAACATTACCAGTACTAGCAAGGGTCAATATAGAATGTTGAGTACCATCACTTGCTTCAGTATGGAAAACAATATCACCGCCATGCCTTAAACTTCTTATGTTTAAGTTACCAGTATTTAAATGGTCAAGATATGAATTGCTACCATCATGGTATATTTGTATATCTTCACTTGCACCAAGTTTTAAAACCCCACCAGAACCACTTGCGTCTGGTAAAGTTAAATGACCGCCAACTTCAACTGCTGAATTGGTAGTATCTACTGTGAATACATCACCACCATCACCATTTTTGCGTACAAGTAAGGCTTCTGTATTGGTTACGTCTATTGTTGATGTGCCTTCTATAACCTCTGATAGCGAAAGTCCGATTCCACCTGAAACTGTTAAATCTCCTGTGATTGTAACATCACCATCCATTGTTCCACCATTGCCAAGATTCTTGACATTGGTTTGCCCCATTGAACCGAACATATTAAATCTCCACCATTCTTACTGCACCAGTAGTTGTGCTGGTAGAGTTAAAATTAAAATATACAGTATTACCTAATCCTCTAGGTACTGTAATAAAAAATTGTGTATTAGCTGGTATTAGTAAATCATTACTAGCATTTACGCTTGTTTCAGATGTAGTAAAATTGTAATATATTTCAACTGCTGAATATACCCCTAATGTAGATGTGCTACCTAATAGTAGTTTATGTGATGTGTTTGCTACGTCTGCTGAACTTCCTGCTGTTCCTGCTGATGATACTGTCCATTTACCACCAACTGTAGCATTTACTGCTTCTTGTACTGAATGTGTATGTAGGTCTGCCATTTTTCTTCCTCTCTAAGCTATGACAATAGCGTGAACGAGACTGTGCTATGTCGTTATTTTTTAAGTTTTTTCTTTATTTTTTTAACTGCTTTTTTTGCAGCAGATTTTTTAGGTTCTTTGTACGGACTCCAATCAGATTCGCCCATTACTCTTTCATAGCCTTCTTCTTTTAGCCATTTTATTTTTTCGGGGTGTTTTTTAAAAACATCTTCTTCTAGTCTTTCTACTTTACCTAAATTTGATTTTTTCCAATATTGCATATTATCTCCAGGTGTAAGGGGGCAGGGCTAACCATACCCCCAATTTAACATTACTTGTTAAGCGTTACGGATTTTAAGACCTTTCTTATTATCTGTATCGTCTATTCTTTTCACACCATAAAGCAAATCTGCGACAACTTTAGTACCTAAAGCATCAATCGAGTATTCGCTCTGCACCCTAACGTCTTGCTGAGATGCAAACGCTACGGCTGATTTATGGAAAATAGCTCCACTAATTGTGTTAGCTCCTGCTCCACCATCATTTGCTGTGTCCACAGTATTTGACATATATACGTCAATACCATAAAGTGAACCAACAAGACCTGAACGTAGTCCTCTGTTTCCTTCGCCAACTGCATCATTTCTGATAAAGTATTGTGCGATACCAGCAGAAGGATTAAGAATGTCAGCAAAAAGAGTTGGATTAACAACCATTGCACACTCTCCATCCATATAAGGAATATCTGCTTCACCTAAAGTTGCTAATGCTTCTTCAAATTTTCCAGCAGTTAGAGTATCGTCTGCTGAAAGATTCAGTGAATCCTCTAAACTTTGTAGTTCAGTCCATATATCAGCATCAACTTGACGGCTGAGAGCCTCACCCATCATCCTTGAGTATTTTTCTACTAAATCTGCCTCTGATTGAATCAAAGTCAAATCTTCAAAAAGTTTTGCGACATATTTGTGCTTATTAACTGTTAACTGAGTTTCTGTAGTTGCGGTTGCATCATAACTAACATCAGCACCAGCAGATTTATCACTAGCACTAATCAAGCTCATTTCAGGAATGTGAAGAACATCTCCATAGCCTTTTCCTGCAAACAATGCTGAATAATCGTCAACTAAACCACGAAATACAGACTTTCTCTCAAAATACTTATAGATTCCGTCTGCCCAAATTTCTGGAATAAAATGCTGGTCAGTACTATTAGTGACAGCATCTCCTTGATAATGTTTTGACATTTTTTATTACCTCTTCATATAAGATTCCAATATTGTACCCCAGTTTTTTCTTCTATCTTCACTAGACATCTTAGTCCAATCTCCAACTTTCTCAGTAGGGATTGTTCCTTTTTTGTCTGGTGGGTTTACTTTTTCAACCTCAGTAAACTCTTCAACAATACTTAAAAGAACTTCAGTATCAACATTGGCAAATTTTTCACGTTTCGATTCAGGAAGTTGAGCCAAAGCACCTTCACGAAGTCTAGAATCCATTGAATCCCATCTATCCTTGTAAGGCTTATAAGATTCAAGCTGTTTGACAAGTTCTGCATTTAGCTCTTGCCACTTCTCTTCTTCTTGAAGTTTTGCTCTCTTACCCTCTTCCTCTTTACTTTTAAAAGATTCAAGCATCTCACGAAGGTCATTTCTTTCTGAAATAACTTCATTTAATCTTGAAATTGGTACATTGTTTTCGTCTTTAGTGACGGCTTCCTGTTTTACATCTGGCTCGATGGTCGTTTCTTCAGACATTTTTACCTCTTCAGTGAGTTATTAAATATACAAGAATTTACCTTGCATTAAAGTTACGCTATAATGTAAGTTAGTTAAGTAATCTAATGCAAGAAAAAAATTACGAATTTAAGAAAAAGTGGTTTGAATATTTAGGTTATAAACCGCACAATGGTCAGTTGCCCTTGCACTATCCCCAAAAAAGGGATGCCAGGTTCCAAGTTGTAGTATGCGGCAGAAGATTTGGAAAAACCTGGGCTAGTGCTATGGAAGCAACTTATGTAGCATCGCAGCCAAACAAGCGTGTATGGGTTGTTGGTATGTCTTACAAAAAAGCTAGGCTTATATTTCGTGAAATTTGGCAAAGAATGGTTATAGGTCACCCTGAAGATGTTGATAAAGCATCAGAAAAAGATATGTATATTAGATTCAAGTGGGGAACTATCGTAGAAGGTATGTCAGCAGATAATCCCTCAAGCCTGGTGGGGGAGGGGCTTGACCTACTTGTAATAGATGAGGTTGCCAAAATGAATAAAAAGATTTGGGATATGTATTTATCCCCAACTGTAGCAGGTAGAAAGGGTAAAGTTATTTTTATTACAACGCCAGAAGGAAGGAATTGGATATACGACTTATTTAAACTCGGCTCAGAAGATCCATTATGGGAAAGTCACACTTCACCATCTTGGATTAATCAGTACGAGTTCCCCCTGGGGTTAAGTGATCCTGCTATCTCTGAAAGAAAAAGAAATATGTCAAAAGAATTATTTGATCAAGAATTTGGTGCAAAATTTTCTGTTTTTGAGGGTAAGGTTTGGAACTTTAACAAAGAGCTAGACGTTGGCAGCTTTCCGTATAATCCAGATTTACCCACATATTGCTCTGTTGATTTTGGATATAGGATGCCAGCAGTTTTATTTATCCAAACTTATTGGGATGGAGACATAGAACATATAATAATATTTGATTGCATATTACATAAAGAAAATATCAAAACAGAAGACTTGATTAAGATGATAAAAACAAAAGGATACCCAATCATGTCATACTATGGAGATCCTGCTGGTTCCAATGTTCAAGGGCAGTCTGGTAGAGGTGATATGGAAATATTTAGAAAAAGTGGAATAAGAATATTATCAACCAGGGATAGAATAAGTAGGAATATAGTAAATAGCGTTGCATACACTAGAGGATTTTTTGAAAGTGCAGATGGCGTTAGGAGAATCCATGTTGATAAAAAATGCACTGAACTAATAGAAGATTTTGAAGAATACAGGTATCCAGAAACACAAGATGGAAAACCAATAAAAGAAGAACCTATAAAAGATGGATACCACGATCATGGCAATGATGCTTTTAGGTACTTTATAATAAATAGATTCCCAATGAGAAACCAAGAAATGAAAAGGATTCAAAGATGATAGAAGAAATGATGAAGGATAAACTTTCAGAAACAAAACTAATGATGTCTTATGAAAGAAGAAAAGAAATAAGAAAGTATCTTGACTATTACTGTGGAATGTCAACTGAGCATTACATAAGAAATTACTTTACAGGAGATGCCTTCCAAGAAATTCCACCAACTCTAACTAACTTTACTAAAAAGTTTATAAACAAAATCAGCAGAATATATACACTTGGTGCTAAAAGAAATGTTGGAGATGCAACAGAAAAGTACGAAGAACTTATCGTAAACAAAGATGTCAGAATGAAACACTCTGAAAGAATGACTCGTCTTCTAGGTAGTATTGCCAATAGAGTATATTGGATGGATGGAGTATTTGACTATAGACCCATCTACTACTACGAGGTGTACTTTGGCGAAAATCCTTTTAAGCCAACTTCTATTGTTTACCCACTTCTCAATAGCACATCTGACCTATCAAATACCGATGTTTTACAATGGGAGTTCTGGGAAGAAGATAGCTATGGGATTATGAATGAAGAAGGTAAAGTTATGGAAAGGCTAGAAAATCCTTATGGCATTATTCCATTTGTTTTTACACATAGAGAAGACCAGATAGACTCTTTTTATGTTGAAGGTGCATCTGACATTGTAAATTGCAATGAGCAAGTAAACATAGCACTAACAGAGATGAACTTAGGTATGAGGTTTAATATGTTTGGACAGCCGTGGGTTACAGGACTTCAGGCAGACCAGAGTATGTTAAGAGCTGGTTCTAATACAATTCTTGATATGGGTGAGGATGGTGCTTACAATATAACAAGCCCAAGTGGCAACATTATGGAAGCTATAGAAAATATAAAGTTTCAGATGGAGCTAGTTGCCCTAAATAATCATCTATTTATACAGTTTGCTGAATCTGGTGGAGAAGTCCCTAGTGGTATTTCTCTTATGATTAAAGATTTAGATAGAAAAGAAGATTACTATGACGATATAGCACTTTGGAGAATGTATGAAAAACAATTCTATGAAGTAGAAAAGATAATCGCTGAATACAATGGAATATCTATGCCTGAAGAATTTGGAGTTGATTTCTATGAAGTAGAGTATCCTAAGACAATATCTGACCAAATAATGAAAGATACATTTGATATTCAAAATAATCTTATCACAAGGGCAAAGATAATGGTTAGGGAAAACAAAGACCTTAGTATTGAACAGGCACAGTCAATTATAGATGAAAACGCATCTGTAAATGAGCAAGAAAATCCTCAACCCATAGTTAAAGAATAATGAAAATAGATATATCTGTAAACTTTGACTTTGGTAAACTATCGGAAAAACTAAATAATATTATTGATGATTACACTTCTGAGTTTGCAAAAGACTCAGAAAAAGGCTCTAAAGCTGTAATAGATAGTGGCAGACTGCCAAAACTAAAAAAATCAACAGAAAAATGGAGAACTTCTAAAGGCTACCCTACAAGTCCCCCACTAAAAGCAACTGGAAAACTGTATAATAGTATAAAAGCAGAAAAAAATGCCTTAAAAGTTATACAGTATGGAAAATGGCACAATGATGGAAAAGTTCCGACAACTGTTGCTAGAGAATTTATTACAACCACTCCTGAAAATAAACAAAAACTAGATAAAAACTTTATAAAAAACTTAAATAAAGCACTTCGTTCAGATGTAAAGGTTGTATCATTAGGTTAGGTGTAGTTAGATTGTGGTAAATAGAAGGTGGAATGATGGAAGATTATTTACTAAAAATACTACTAGAATGTTTAACGGAACAAGAACAATCTATAAAAAGATTAGATAGCAAGCTAAAAAACCTAGAAGAGATACTTTTGATGAATAATAGGTTGCTGGGATTCTTATCAGAGTCATTTTTTCCAATAAATAGGATACAACAGGATTCTGAATCAGAACTTAACGAAGATTTGCTTTCAGAGCTTTTAAAATACTCAGCAGAACTAGAAAAATGGGGTAAATCTTAAATTGTATGAAAAAATTTACACTTTTGACTTGTTTATGTCTAAAATGTAAGTGGACTTGGGAAGTTTTATCTGTTAAAGCTGATAGAGAGCAAAATTGTCCAGAATGTAAGTCATTTGATGTATTTACACATCGGAAGGGCGAACATTAAGTGCTTTTTCTCTTTTTGCTATTTTGTCCTGCCAAGCTTTTCTTTGTGCTGGGGTTTGTCTTCCCTTTTTTGGTGGTGAAACACCTACTCTTTCAGCCCTCTCTCTCCAACGCCTAGCCTCTCTGCGTTTTTTATTCTTTTTATTCAAGGCTCTCTGTTTTTGAGTTAGTTCTGTCTTTGTAATGGGTTTTTCAGGCACTTCTGGTCGCTGTGGAAATACCTCATAATCGGCATCCAATACTTCAACTTCTTTCATATCTGAACTATCCGAGCTGAGAAACTTCTCAAATGGGCTTTTGTGGTTAGCGACCTCTACACGCTTAATAAGTTTACCAGAATGTTCTAAAACCAGTCTACCAGCCTGTACATTTCCAGCTTCCGCCTCTCGAATCATACTATTCAGTATTTTAGGCAGTTTAGAACCAAATGTGACCATATACTTCTGATAAAAAACCTCAACAAACTCTGGGTCTTTCATCCATCGTTGCAAAGTTGATACCGCAACTCCAGATTCCTCGGCTACATCCTTCATTTTAGCCTCTGGGTCAGTAACTAACATATCTATAGCTACACCCATAGCAGGCTTTAACTTCTCTGGTAGATTAACACTCATTATGGTATATTATACGGACTTTCTTATAATGATACAAGGTTTTATGGACTTTCTTTTAGACTTTTTTGCGGTGCGGTGCATAAGACTTTGTTTTCATTTATTTTGTGGGGAACGTGGATTGACAAAACGCTCAAAACGCTCATACGCCCTACACCCCTTGAATGAGCGATTTGCACGATTTAAAATATATAAACGCTCATAACGCTCAGCACACCCAAAACTTAAACGCTCATAACGCTCATAAATTGGGGCGGTGTTTTTTGTACTTGCTTTTGATGGGGTGGGGTGCTA